CCGGTTGAAGGTTGTCTTCCCCACGACAAACCTGATGACGGCGATCTCCGGATATCGCGACAGATGCTCAGATATCTCCCTCTCAGCAGCCGGGACATCGCCCCGCGTCGGGATGACCGCGAAAACGCTCCGCTCTTGCAGCCTCATATGTAAAGCCTCGCCTGGTCGCGCCGGTCGCGTTTGAAGTGCAGGATCCGGGCTTCCTTTCCGGGAAGCAGCAGCTGCCATCAGTCCCGCCCACTTGCGCGCCTAAGCTTCGACGATACCCCTATACTCTCTTGTCCCAGCAGCAACTACGATCATTTCACGCACTCCAGGACTGCCCTGATCTTCCATATAGGTTCGTATACGTCCTGACGTTGGGTTTCAGTAATACTCCGGATTTTGAACCTCGCGGCAATGCCGTATGCATCGCTAAACCTCTTGTGCGCAGCCGATCCATCCTCGAAGTACTGGAAAGAGTTCATAGTCCAGAACGATTTGTGTGTGGGATCCTGCCATGCGCCGGCTCCATGGGTCGCGCTCGGCACCTCGATATCGATCACAGCCCCTCGCCTGCATACCCTCCAGAGTTCGTTCATGACATGGATCGAGTCGGCGATGTGCTCAAAAATGTGATATGCCCTCACCTCCTCGACGCTTGAGTCATTCCACGGCCAAGGCCGCGATAGGTCAGCCACGACATCCGCCGGCGGGGCGATATCCACCGATAGGAATCCGGGAAATCTGCGATCGCGCGATCCGAGGTTGAGCTTCACCATTTCCAGTAGCTCCCGAGATTGAACTTCTTGAGGAAGAGCAGGCGATTCTGATTGGACCGTCCAGGCGCCATCGGCCGGCCGCGGTAAGAGCTGACCAGGCTTCCGTGGTCTACATAGCATTTATCATGGACGGCGACGTAAAGGCCGGCCCGGTTGATCATTTCGCAATAGTCCCGGTCCTCTACTCCGTAATCCAATCGATATCGCTCATCCAACAGTCCGATTTTGTTAATCGTTCTTCGGGGGATAAGCACGCAGACGAACGCGATATGATGCAGCTGGCGGAATCCGATTCCTCGTGGCTTTTGCAGGATCTGGCCTGTCAGATTCGTAACGGCTCCGACGCATCCGCACAGTTTGTCCCGTTCAGCCTCTGCCTGCATCAGGCTTAATCCTCCGGGCGATTTCAGCAGCGCATCATCGTTCAGGAGAACAACATCCGCTTTGCCGGCGGCCCGGATCCCGATGTTGCAGTTGCGGGCAAAAATAAAAGGCTTCTTGCCGGGCACGATCTGAATGCCTTCGGCCGCCGCTGTCCATTCCGGGTTGTTCCGGATCAAGTCGAAATCGATTCCATCGTCGACGACGATGATCTCGCACTTTGGCTCATTCTCCCTGAGAGCCTTTAAACACGGACCGAGATTCGTCGCTGTTTTGCTCGGGATAATAACAGCCAGTGCTCTTATCATTGGGCATCCAATCTCAGCCGGTCATTTTCATAAAACGCCGGCGGCAGCTGCTCGAGCGCGATGATTTCCCTTATGCCGGCTTTGCTGCTGGTGTGGTGGCAGCCATGGATCCGGGCAACCATCAGGCCGGTAAGGTTCGAGGCTGCGATCTGCGAAAGAATTGGATAGACGAAGTCGTTATCGCTGGCTTTCTGCAGGGAGCGAAATTTCCGAATGTTGAACAATTCCCGCGTATAGCACAGGCTTGTTCCACAAACGTATCCGGGAGTGCTGGCTTTCCAGATCATGGCCTTCTTATTTGTCACATCCCAGAAGAGCAGGCGGCCGAATCCCGTGGCCGGCTTACCGGAGGCGCGCAGCATCTCGACCTGGTAAGCTATTCTGTTCTCTGCGCTCCAGTCGTCATCATCCCAATGGCAGAGGATTTCTCCCTTTGCCAGTTCGCACACTTGGTTGCGCTTGTCTCCCGTCACTCTCCGCCGGTTTTCGAATACGTATCGGATCCGGAAATCCGCCGGCAGCAGGTCCTCGATCGGCTCCTCGCCGTCGTCAAGGATCACCAGTTCCCGAGGAGAATAGGTTTGCTTCAAAAAGCAATCAACAGCCGCAGGGATAAATGCTCGCCGGTTCCATGTGGGCATCACGCAGGAAACCAAAAGATCATTTCTGATAATCGCCATGACTCAGTACTTCTCCCCCGAAAACGCGATCTGTGTAAGGTCCCGACCGTCCCGGCCCGGTTTACCGTCTTTCCCGGCTGGGCCCTCTTTCCCATCTTTCCCGCGTCGGCCTTCTTTTACCGAAAGCTTCCAGGGAGAATTTGTGATGTTCTCCATCGGGACTCCTTTGCCTTCCGTGGTTTGCCTGATCCACATAGATCCACCATAGGTCACCACGTCCCCTTTGGCATATGTGGTCTCGGGATCAAAAATCCCTCTGTAGAGCAGCGCAGGCACATTGAATGTCGTGGCCTGTATTGCTCCGCCGGTCAGGTTGAGCATGATAGTGACGGTCCGGAAATCTTCAGAGATCGAGGCCGTCAGGTTGGCGACGCCGGCCACTATCACTTCCCATCCAGAATTCTGGAACTCGGCGCCGGGCGTTGTATCCCTGTGGGACCGCACGAGGCCTCCCTGGTATCTCGCGTATGTCCCTCGCGGGTAGCTCCGGTTTGGGTCAAACGATGAGAGGATGTCGATCTGCAGAGCATCGCGGCCCGGCTCGCCTCGGCCATCGGCTCCGTCTCGGCCGTCTCTGCCATCTCGGGGCGTCGGGATCTTTGCCAGGACCTGTGCGATCACGGTTTCAACATTTACCGGCTCCGCATCTCTGCCATCCTTCGGCGTCGGGATCTTTGCCAGGACCTGTGCGACAATTGCACTAATATCGACGGGCTCGGCATCTCGGCCCGGAGATCCATCCTTCGGGGCTGGAATCTTGGCCAGGACTTGGTGGACAATCGCGTCGATGTCGATGGACTCCGCGTCCTTCCCGTCCCGACCATCTTTGCCGGCCGGGATCCGTGCGACGGCATCCTGGATAAGCGCTGCGATATTCGGATCCGGAATTCTGGACAGCACTTCTGTGACGATCGCCGTTATATCGACAGGCTCGGCATCTCGGCCCGGCATTCCGTCCTTTGGCTCCGGAATGCGCGCCAAGACTTGCGCAACGATTGTCTCGATGTTGACGGGCTCCGCGTCCTTTCCATCCCGGCCGTCTTTACCGGCTGGTATCCGCGCGACGGCATCCTGCACCAGGGACGCGATATCCTGATCCGGCCGCTGCTCAAGCACGGCCGCTACAATCGTTTGAATATCGATGGGCTCCGCATCTCGGCCGGGAATTCCGTCCTTCGGTTTTGGGATCAGGGCGGCCGCTGCGGTGGCGATCGCGCTGACCAATTCGTCTGATAGTTGGCCTGGCTCGATCTTCTGCTTGCCCGGATCCGGCAGGCGCGCCAGAACGCGATCGGCGATCGCTTCAATATCCGCCTCGGCCATCTCGGCCGTTTCCAATGTCGCCGGCACGGGCTGTGGCATTTCGGCAATCACGCGCGCCACAACATTTTTGATGTCGACGGGCTCGGCATCCCGGCCGTCTCGCGGCGTCGGAATCTTCGACAAGACCGCGGAGACTACGGCCTCAAAATCCACAGATTTCCCGTCCTGGCCATCTTTTCCCGGGGGCCCTTCCTTTGGAGCTATTGCTTGAGCGCCTCTTATCTCCTTAATAGCATCTTCGATCGGTCCTATCGATGCGGAAACGTATCGGGCGATTACGGAGGACAATGCTTTAATCAGGGCGTCTCGCTCGTCCTTATCTAGTCTCATGCCGCGAGCTCCTTTCTCTTCTCCAACTGGTTCCACATTTCGCCGGCATAGATGTGTTCCAGATCTTCGCTCGCGATGGCCGCGGGCGCCGGCGGCGGGGCCTGCGGGGCCGGGGCAGGCGTCTTTACTGGCTTGTTTGATGCGAACGGATCTTCTTTAGCGTCCCGCTTGGAGAGTGCCGCCAGGCTGAAATTCTGCTGCTGCATGTACGGCGTGTTCCCTCCCGGCACGGCCGACAGATTTGCCCGGAATCGCGCTTCGTCGGGTTTCATCCATCCGCCATCCACTGCCTTGCTATTGGAATCAAACAGCGCACTGATATCCATGCGGAACAGATTATCGAGATCCATCTCGGTGCCCATGCCATTCGGCAGCGCCAGCCCTTCGTCGAGGCAGAGTTCGAGGCTTTCGATCAAATGCTGCAGGCAATCGGTGTAATACGTTGTGATCAGCGATTCGATGTTTCCTGCCAATGCCGGGACCGCGCCTCCAAGCTTAAAAATCGGGTAATGGAACGCGCGGGAGATTTCCTCCACGGTCAGTTTCAGAATATCCGCCAGCTGGGTGTCTTTCGGCGCCGCCTGGATTTCTTTAAATTCCATGCCTCCGGTCAGCACCATCATCTTGCCGCGGTTCTCTCCGGAATGTGCCGAAGCGATTTTCTCCTTCAGCTTTTTGAGTTCATCGTCTTCCAGATCTCCCGGGATTGTCAGGACTCCGCCGGGCATCGCCTCGTTTTCGAAATAGGTCATTGCCTGCCGTTGGATTTTATTGCCCAACGATCCGGACATCGCACAGGCATAAATTGGCGGAACGCCGATCAGCGGATGCCAGAGAGCCGGCATTCGATCGTGGATTATCTCGCTGGCTTGCACCACGATCGTCGCGTCCGTGATCCCGGAAAGCGGATCCGGATTCAGGCTGTAATAAACATTCCCCTCCTGGGTCACCAATGGCGTCACCAGATGCGGGTCCAGAACATACATCGCCGAAACGACTCCGCGGCCGTCCCGTTCCTTCAGGATGTACGCGTTCCCGTAGAGCAGCTTGCTCAGAATCCATTGGGTAAGAAATTGGATTCTGTTTTGGTAATGGTTGGGTTTTCTCAGGACCGACAGCCACGGCTGGTTTTCCGTGATCTCGGTCCAGATCCCTCCGTCGTTCCTGCACAACTTGATCCGCATTTTGGCGACGTCGGAGGCGATTCCGGTCACGCAGGCATAGACGGCAGAATTCCTGAGCAGGTTTTCATGGCTGTCGTACTTGGCTGCTCTCTGCCAGGCTCCGGTGAATGGCTCCGAAACTATTCCGACGATGGCCGAGAATAAGTGCGACAGAGACGATCCTACTGCCGTGGCCTGCATCCCGAATGCTCTTTTAACGAGCTGTATTCTGGATCGCAGCGTCATGATCTATTTCTCCGATTTTGCATTTCGACGGGATCGGCCGGCAGGCTTTTCTTTCTCCGGCGCCGCGCTATCGGTTTCCTCTTCTATGGCTTCGCTCTCGCTCTGTTCGGTTCGATCGGTGGCGCTTTCCGCTTCCGAGTCCTGCGTCTGGCCAGTCGGTTGTTCCGATTGCGCCGGCGCTTCCGGTTTTGGGCTCAGAATTGAGGCGGCCGGCTGGATTGGCTTTGGCTCGACCTCAGTCGTCATCGGGGCCGGCCTTCCCGGGATCGGGAATTTCACGACTGGGCTGTCTTCAATGACCACCACTCCCAATGTCTGCAGGAGCGACGCATGATCATCGCGCATCGGTATCGCGGATCCGACTTTGTGATGCGCTCCGCCGTATGATTTTGCCTTCAAAAATTTCACGGTTTTCATCTGGCTTCTCCTCGGTTAAATGGGGAAGAGGGATCCCGAGTATTGGGATCCCTCCGACTGCTATTCGGCGCCGCTCCGGAACTAGGCAGGGCTGCCGGCTCCGTAATTTGCGGATGTGAGGTAATAGACGGCCGCGGTCCTCCGGCGCAGCCAGTTGATGATCCGTTCCACTCGCAGGGCGACCATGTTGGACTGGAACAGAGACACGTTTGTTGTTACCTGCGGGCTCACTCCATCGTCCATGGTGATGGTCGCCTCGCGGCTCGCGTCGACGGAGATCCCGCCGTCGTCCGCCAGGAGGATCTCGCTCTCCTTGACGAACACCATCACTCCGGAGGCGCAGCTGTTGCTCACGACTACCGGATATCCTTCCAGCATTCCGCCGTCCGGCCGGATGTCGGGGAATTCCTTCTGTCCGAGCAGATTGCGCATCATCATGATCTGGACCGCGAGGGTCGGACGCATGACGATCGAGAGGCCGCTGGGATCGATGTTGGCGGCGATCAAAGCCTGCAAGGCCGTGGCGATGTCGTTTCTCAGGTCGTCCGCGGTTGTCCCGCTGGCAGCCGAGTTGGCGGCCCCGTTTGTAATGGAAGCCGGATTGACGTTGGCGACCGCGGCTACGGTCGGGCTCACGAATTGTTCATCCAGGAACTGGCGGATTGCGTTCGCCATATCGGTCCGGACGAGGGCTTCGGCCGAAGGATTGGAGAAGCGCACCAGCTCGTCCGTGATCACCACGATGCCGGCGGCTTTGGCAAACCGCAGGGTGGTCGTGTCGAAATGGATTTTGCTGACGGGTTTCGGGTTCCCTTCACCTACCCAGTTCACGGAGCTTCCGGCATCCTGCAGGGGCATGCGGATGTTAAACGGCACACGTCGCAGGCCGGTCATTTTCCCCATGATGGTTTGGGGCCGGAGGAACTCGATAAACTCCGACGCCATGTACGTGTAGTCCGCCAGCTCGGAGGCCCATCCGTCGGTTGACGTATCGCCGGCGTCAACCGCGACGTTCAAGACTTGAGGGATGTCCAAGTTGGACGCTAGCACGCGTTCCACCTGGGGCGTCGTGTCCTTCCAGTGCGCCTGGGATCGGGCGATATCCAGAGGCGTTCTCCGTCGTTTGTCGATCACGGCGCCCATCAGGGCCATGGCATAACGGACGAATCCGGTGCCGGGCTGAATGTTGGGCCCGCCGACCACGACCACGTTGCGGGAGGTCGCCGTTCTGGTTTGGGTTGCCGCGGCCTGGCTGGATGTCGCCGGCTCGGTCACAGGAACGGCTGCGGCTACCATCTGCTTTTCGTGCGCGCGGAGGCGAACGAGGTGGGCGTCGATGGCGCCGACTTCCGTCTGCAGGCCATCGTATTCCTGGGTCTCGGTCTCATTGAGGGTTCTTCCCTCATCGCCGGAGATTCCCATGATTTCAGTCATGCGCGCTGTGTTTGCAGCTCGCTTGGCTTCGAACTCGGCTATTTGCTGCTTGATGTTTTTTTTCAATGCATTGTCTCCAGGAATCCCCGAAGCGCCGGGGTTGTATCGGTTCAAATAAACCGCCTGGCGCTTGTTGCCGATCGCGGCCGACGCCTGGGCGATTGCTGCGGGAAGATTGCGGAACTTAAACCGGTTGAGATCGTAATGGGCCGCGGCCGCCAGGGATTCGACGGTGTCGTCAGCGAAACCGTATTCCACGGCTTCCTCCGCGTTCATCCAGGTTTCGGCCGCCATCAGCTCTTCGATCTCTTCCTCCTCAAGGCCGGTCCTCTTGACGTACGTGGTGATGATCGTGCCCTTGATTTTGTCGAGCATGTCGGCCATTTTGCGGAGCTCCTCCGCATTGCCGATCGCATAGGTCCAGGGATCGTGAACCATCATCAGGGCGTTTTCGGCGATATGGATCTCGTCGCCGGCCATCGCAACAACGGACGCGATCGAGGCGGCCAGGCCGTCGATGTAAACGACCACGCGCGCTTTGTGCTGTTTCAGCAGGTTGTAGATGGCGTTCCCGTCGAACACGTCTCCGCCCGGGCTGTTGATGTGCAGGGTGATCAGCGTAATGTCGCCGAGCGCTTCCAGGTCGTCCTTCAGGCGCTTTGCGCTCAGGCCGCCGAACCAGGTTTCTCCGATTTCCTCATAAATCCAGATGTCGGCTTCGCCTCCGGCGAGGTTCTTGATCTGGTATCCCTTTGAATTGTCTTTTACTGCCGCTCTCGGCTTCATTGCCTCCTCCTCAGGAATAGGGTTTTCAAACAAACAGGACCTTGGGCTTGACCAAGGGCTTTCTGTTGACGATCAACCTCGCCAGTCCGTTGATGCCGGCCTGTATCCCGTCTATTCGTTTCCGGTCACGGTTCCTCTTGGGCTTCGAGGGCTTGACGTTGTCCTGTGTATCTCGAATGACCGAGAAGCAGTCGGCCATCCAGGTCAGGACGTCGTTTCCGTTGTGGCGGATCTTCTTGGTCTGCACCAGCCGGAGAAGTTCCTTTGTCGGGGCTGACATGCTTGCTATGCCCTGTCCGATTGGTGTCATTTCCAGGCCGTCGT